ATGCATTTCGATTTCAGCGCCTTGCCAGCGCAGACGGTCTACAACGTACTGACGTCGACCGTCACCCCGCGCCCCATCGCGTGGGTCACCACCGTATCCGGCAAAGGCGTCGTCAACGCGGCTCCCTTCAGCTTCTTCAACGTCATGGGGCATCAGCCGCCCACGGTCGCCATCGGGCTGATGCGGCACGCCAACGGGGAACTGAAGGATTCCGGCGCCAACATCATCGAGAACGGCGAGTTCGTCGTTAATCTGGTTCCGGAGTCGCTGGTGCAGCAGATGAACCAGACCTGCGCGGACTATCCGCCGGACGTGGACGAACTGGCCGCGGCCGGCCTGGCCGCGAAGCCGGCCGTCCACGTGCGCCCGCCGCTCATCGAAGGCAGCCCGGTTTCGCTGGAATGCGTCAGCCAGGCAACCGTCGTGACCGGCCCGCGCCAGATCGTGGTGATCGGCCGGGTACTGGGGGCGCACGTCGACGACGCCTATGTGCAGGACGCCGCGCGCGGATATGTGGACACGCCTTCCATGGCGCTGATCGCGCGCATGCACGGGGGCGGCTGGTATGCCCGCAGCACGGACCTGTTCCAACTGGCCCGGCCGACCGCGCCGGCCTGAAAGAAAAAAGGCCAATCCCGAGGGATTGGCCTTTTTGAATACTGGCGGAGAGGGTGGGATTCGAACCCACGGTACGGGGATACCGTACGCCTGATTTCGAGTCGCATGCGCGCACCTTGCGCCATTGATCTGAAAGGGTATTTTGCTGTGCGCTGACCGCATCGGATGCCCAAAATGCGCCTGTTCCGCCAAATTTTCCCCCACCATTTCAGGCCCGCTTTTTCTCGCCCATTTTCCCGATGGCCTTGACCAAGCTGGCTTGGTTCAGATGGGCGTATCGTTTGGTGCTTCTTGGGTCCTTATGCCCCAGGATGGCCCCCACTGTGTACAGATCCACCTCGTTGTTGATCAGCTCGCTGGCGGTGCTGTGGCGGATATCGTGGAAGCGTACGTGATCTAGGCCGGCTTTCGCCCGACTTTCCCGGGACCACTTCTGCACGGTGGACTTGGCCGCTCCTACAGGCCAGCCGTGCCGGTCCAGATATCGCTTAAGCGTCGGGTGAATCGGAACGCGCTTGACGGCATCTCCGTTCTTGGTGTCGTAGACAGCCAGGCTATCGCCTTCCATCTTCGCCCGGAGAATTTCAGATAGGCGCATTCCCGTGAAGAAGCCGGTAACCATCGCCTTGCGCGCTCCCTTGTTGCGGCAGTGCCGAAGCTGGCTCAGGAGCTGCGGGAAGGTCATGTAGACATGCCGCTCGTTCCTGACCTGGGGGACCAGCACTCGCGCGCCGGGGTCATGCTCGCCGTGGTTGTGCTTCTTCCATGCCCAGCGGCAGGCCGCCCGCAACAGCGATATCTCGTATTTGATGCTGGCCGGTGCTTTCGTGTCCGATTCTTCGGCTGTGATCTCCGCGGCAATTTCAGGAAGTTGGTCAACGAACTTGCCCACGTAGTAGGGGTACAGTGCCGCGAAGTTGCGGGCCACCTCGTCATAGGTCTTGAGGTGCTTCTTGTCCGCCAGGTAATACTCGATTGCCTTTTCTACGGTTGCCCGATCACGCGCAACGCCGGCCGCGACGGCGTAGAGGCGCGCCGACTCTTTCCGGTCGAAAGCGTCCGCTTCGGTTCGAGTCCAAGCTTTCGGAAGACGTTTTCGAGCCCGGATTCGCTGGTTTTCAATCGTACGGTCGAATTCAAAGATGAACTGACCGCGCTTTGAATCTCTGTAGATCGACATTTTTGCTTGTATTCCAGTAGGTCAGATACTTCGAAGGTGATGCGCTTTCCGATCCGATAGCAAGGAATGGGGCCCTTTGGGGCAGCTAGATCATAAACATGGCGCGCGGAGACTCCCAGCATCCGTGCTGCATCCGCAACTTGGATGAGTTCCGTCATGGCTGGGGCGCACTGAGCCGCGGCCGATGCTTGGTGTTGGGCTGCGTGTGCCATCTACATCTCCTTCTCGTCAGTGCCGACACGCACGTGGATGGCGTAGACCATCACGGGGTCGGTGCCGAAATGCGGGTGCGTGATCGACTTAATCGTGTATCCCTGCCAGGGCAGCACCAAGCGCCGTTCGGCATCGTCACGGCGGGGATAGCCGCGGGTCAGCACGATGCGGTCGTAAAGGCCAAACGGGCTGGCGAGCCGTTTTTGCCAGTAGGGCGTGCATAGCCGATACTCCTCGGTCTTCGTTCCTGCCTTGATGGCGTCGAAGTATTCGCCCTTGAGGGCTAGGTGCAGGTCAGCCATTGGCGCTCCCATCCTCGGAGGGCTCAGCTATTAGAGAATTTCGAATAGCTGCCGATTGCGGGGACGGGGTGGCAGGAAACCCCGCAATCGGGGTCCAGTGCGTGTGGTAGCCGGGCCAGTCTTGATAGTGCGGCGTACCGCACCAGGGCGCCTCACCCGCCCATTCGTGCCCGCACCAGGCCCACCACATCACCGGGCCGTCGTCCTCGTGCCACTCGTCCAGCGCGCGGGCGAGCAGGGGTGACACATCCCCGGCGCGCTGCTGGCCGTCCTTGGCCGCCGTGGGTGCGGGGTGGGTCTTGGGGACGCGGAAAGAATCGGTCTGATACCCTCCCAAGGCTTTGCGCGCGTCCCCGGCGCTGGCCAGGGGCGCGGCATCGGGGAAGTACTTCTCCCGGCAACGCAGCAATTCGCCCAACATCACATCCAGGCCATCCGCGTTGGCGAACGTCACGACTGCGATGGTTTCCCCGGGGTGTGCCTGACGATTCAGCACCCACTCGTGGCCCATTCCTTGTCCGCCCTTGCCGAACCATAGAGCGCCAATTCGGCCATCATGGATGCATGGCCCCATCCGCACCGCGCCGGCTCCCAGGTTGATAACAGTAAATGGCGATTCGGTGCCATCGGGCGGGTACACGACTGCGAGCGCCTCCCCGGCTACAGGAGCGCTTGCAACAGGGGCGGTATAGAGCGGTCCGGTCATCAGGCGCGCCAGTTCATTGGCGAAGTCGTAGTCCACGTCAGACTCTTCGCATCCGGTGGCACTTTCGATGCCCTCCTTCAGATACTCCAGCACCTCTGCGCTCAGTCGGATCGGCATCGAGTTGGCTACAGGGGCGCGCAGCTTGGACAGCACGGCGGTTTCGATGGCGATGGCCATTTCCCGGTCGTGGTTGATCGGTTCGCCCATGAACTGGCACAAGATGCGCTCGCGCTCGTCAAACGACAGCACGGTTTGAGGTTCGGCCGCCTGGGCGGTGCTGTTCGGGTTGGGGTGGTTGGTCATTTCTGTGCCTTGTCGGTGGCCGCCAGGATGCCGTCGATCATTCGCGGATCCAGTAGGCACTTGATTTCGTCGGGGGTGCACCCGGCCGTGTCCCGCAGCGTGGTCAGGAACGCGGCCACGGCGCGCAACTTGTCGTCGGTGGTGAATTGCATGGCTTCACCTCCCCGCGCACTGGCCGCTCTGCTGGGCGGCGAGTGCAGCCTTCGTCTCATGCAAATCGTCAACTGCGCGCTGCAACATGCGTCCGTAGAAATCGGCCTTGAATTCAGCTACAGCCAGTCGGTCGGCCAGACCCATAGACTTGCGGCCAGCGGCGTACCCGGAGGAGTAGCCGTTTTGGTAGGCCCGCTCGCTCATGCTTTTCGTGGTGTAGGCCATCACGCACCCCCCTTACGTTGGGCGGCAATGGCGCACTCGGCCCACCGCACGGCCTTGGTGAACGATTTGAGATTGCAGGGGCAATACGGGTTGCTGGTGCTGAAAGTCTGGTGCCAGCCGGCCTCGATCTGCGTGGGCGTCAGTTCTTTCCGCGCATCGCCAACAGCGGGAGCGGGAGCGGGAGCGGGGACATGACGGCCGCTCAGATCGCCGGTCGTGTAGCGGCGCAGCTCGGCCAGCGTTTTCGGTGCGTTGCGCTTGATGTCGATGGCACTGCAAGCGGCGCCCAGCAGACCGACCGGCACCAGAACGTGTACCTCATCGCCGAACGCGCGCTCGTCCTGGGCATCCCCTTGCGCTACCGTGGATACGGGGGCAGCAGCTTCCTCGTAGGTTGCGGCGAAGATGTCCGGTTTGCACGGGTAATGCTCACCCTGCACGCCGGTAATGATCCAGTCTCCTGGCGAAACGTTGAGGGGGCCTTCCAGCGTCATGATGAATTCTCGCCCGCAACTGGAGCAGGCCGAGTTGGCGTCGCACGAACAGCGCTGCAGAGCCGGGTGTGCGCAGGGGTATTGGACCGCCTGCACAACTACGGGCTTCTTGCGGTATTGCTTGGCGGCCGGCACCTTCGCCAACTCCAGCGGCTCCAGCGGGCCCGGCTCGTCCTGGCTCAGGCCATGGGTGATCTCGAATTCGGTCATGTCAGGCTCCAAGTTGAGTGCTCGATTGCGCACGGTGTAAGAATCGGGTATTGATACCGGTCTTCCCTGCGGCGACTCGTCGCGACCTCAAAACGACAACTAGGAGATCTGAATGGCTGCATTGAGCGATAAGCTGCAACACGCGCTTGACCAATATGAAGAGATCGCTAAGCAACACGCCGAACGACTTGAAGCATTTACGAAGGTTGCTCGCGTCGGGGCGCCCAATGCTCAGCAACTTGGCGCGGACTGGCTGCACAGCCATGAAGTCCTCAAGACCGTCTACGACGCCGTGCGCGTGGCGCAGCGGCCGCCGCTCCCATCTGGCACGAAGGTGGAGAAGGGTAGCGACGGATACTGGTATGCCTTCGTCCGGGAAAACGGTGACTGGAAGGAAATTTCTCGAGGCGGGAGCGAGCACGACGCGATCACCGCGGTGCTGGGTACGGCACGGGGGTAGCGGGCGGTGCGCCGTCGTGGGCGGCTTGCGGGCGTGGGACATGGTCTTCTCGGTATCTGGTGGCCGGGCACCGGCGGCGGTCGGGGAGAAGGGCAGGGAGTCCCGCCGCCGGGCCGGCCAAAGGGTTACGCCGCTTCCGGCTCCAGGTTCAGGCCCAGCGATCCCTGCTTGTCGACCGCCGGCGTGATGCTGATCGTGATGTCGTTGCCCAGCACCTCGTAGAGTTTCTTGATCTGCTCTCCGCTCGGGTGGCATTTCACGCGGAAGGTGATGATCACGCTCCCACCTTCCATAAGCTCCGCGGCGAATCCATCCACGTCGGCGGGGTCCAGTTCGATATCGGAAGCGCCGCCCAGGCCGAAGCCGATCAGCACCTTGGCTCCGATCAGTTCATGCTTCAGCCGGATTTTCTCGATCAGGTCGCCAAAGCGGCGCACCGTCAGTGCATCGCCTACAGGCATTTCGCCCTGGTCGGGCGATTCCTCCTGCTTGTAGAGCCACGAACGCAGCGCCGAATGGAACTCGGACAGCACGCCGTTGCCATCGGTAAAACTGATCTTCAGGTCAGCAGCGCCGGCCGGCTCTTCGCCGTGGCGCTCGGTGCGCACGTTGATGTGCGCCAGGGTCGCGGTTTGCTCGGTGATGGAGAACATGCGGGATTGCTCCTGGTGATGGGCGATGGTTACGGCAGGGCGAGGCGCTTGCCGGCGTCCTCGATGGAAGTCATCAGGGCGCGCACGCGGTGGGTGTTCTCCAGGACGATCCGCGCTATCTGCGTGTCCGGCTGCGGGAAGGGTGCAGTGCCGCATGCTTGGCTGTCATTCGTGCAGGAGAGAACGGGGCCTAGGCGGCTCATCAGTTCCTGGGCAGCGAATTCGCACTTGGCGATGGTGCTGGCGAGCGCCTCGAGCGCGTCCAGAATCTCGCCGGACGACTGCTGCGCGCTAACCGGCGACGAAGCCATAGACGGCTGGGAGGCCTGGGCGAACTGCCCGATCTGGTTGTGGTTCATGGATTGCTCCGTAGGTTGTGCTGCTGGGGAAGGGTTAGCGGATGGCCAGACGCACGCCCTGGCGCAGTCGGGCGCCAGGCACGTCGTGGTTGTCCTTCAGCGCCTGCGCGATCAGCTTCTTGTCAAGCACGGGCGGCGGGGCCGGCGGGCTGGTGAAGTAGTCGGCCGGGATCTGCTTCTCGTCGAACACCTCGACGGCCGGCGGGTTCTTCACCACGCTGAGGCGGAACAGCGGGCACTCGATCACCTGGATGTCGCTGGCGATCATGTTGCGCAGCAGGTAGTCGCGCAGCGCATCGGCGCGGGCCTGGCGCGCCTTCTTCAGCTCCTGCAGGCGCTTGATCTCGGCGTCGATCGCAGGGATGTCGGCTTCGAAGGTGCGCGCGACCATCTCGCAGCCCTGGGCCTTCTCGCCGATCTGCTCGGGCAGGCCGCTGGCTTCCATGGTGTCGGCGATGGCCTTCTCGTCGAAGTCGCCCTCGGCCAGGCGCACGGCGAGCGCGCGGTACTCCTGGGCGAGCGTGTAGAGGGGCATATTCATGGTTGTCTCCGTCAGAAGGGAATGTCGTCGTCCATATCGTCCAGGTCTGACCGGCCGGCGGCGGGCGCTGGCTGGGACGCGGGACGCTGCTGTGGCGCCGGGCGCTGTGCCGGGGCGCGCTGCTGCGGCTGGCGCGCCGGGGCGTCGTTGTAACCGCCACCGCCGCTGCCGCCGTCTTCGCGGCCGCCCAGCATCTGCATCTGGTCGGCCACGATTTCGGTGCTGTAGCGGTCAGCGCCGGTGTCCTTGTCCTGCCACTTGCGGGTCTTCAGGCGGCCTTCGATGTAGACCGCGCGCCCCTTCGCCAGGTACTCGCCGGCGATCTCGGCCAGTCGGCCGTACATGAACACGCGGTGCCATTCGGTTTCTTCGCGCTTCTGGCCGCTGGTCTTGTCCTTCCAGCTCGACGTCGTGGCCAGGGATACGTTGCAGACGGCAGCGCCGTCGGGGCTGTAGCGCACGTCCGGGTCGCGGCCCAGATTGCCCACCAGGATCACTTTGTTGACCGATGCCATTACGCGGCCTCCTGCGCAGGCGCCAGGGCGGCCTTGCGGCCTTCCTTGCGCCGGGTGAGTTGTTCGAGCGCAGCGCCGTCGTTGGCGGTGCGCGCGGCCTTCTGGGCGGCATTCCAGGCGTCGACCAGTTCCGCCATGGTGGTGGCGTCATCCAGAGCGGCCAGGTGGGCGGCCAGTGCGTCCTCGGTCATGCCGGTTTGGGGCGGCGGGACGAAGGCGCCCGATTCGAGCCAAGCCAGCAGGCTGGTGCCAACCGATTCGTCGATGACGAAGGGATCGCGGCCCATCATCAGGCCGGTGCGGTCCTTCGTGGCCATGGCGAAATGGCCGTCGTGGGTGAGGTCCAGCACCACGGTCATCTCGTATTCGAAGCCGTCGCGCTGTTCGGCCTTCATGCCCAGCTTGACCACGGTCTTGCGGCCGTTCTGACCCTCCTGCTGGGCCGTCTCGGTCTTGCTGCGCAGGGTGACGATGATGTGCATCGGACTCTGCAGGATGGCGTCCAGCAGCGCGCGGTGGCGCGGCGTGACGTCGTTCCACGCGGACCAGCTATTGCCCTTGTATTTGGCTCGGGCGATCTCGTCGACCAGCTCCAGGCAGCCGCCCACGCCGCTCCATTCGTGCGTGATGCTGTCGATGATGAGCGTGCCGTAGCCGGCCTGTTCCGCGGCGCGGATGGCCTCGATGTAGCGCTCGGGCGTGTACGGCGCGCCCAGGCTGAGCGAATCGAACTCGGGCGGCTCGATCACCACACCGCCCGGCAGGCTGATCGGCTCGGCGTACAGGCTCGCGCTGTCGCGTTCCGAGTCCAGGACGGCGATGGCGGCGCCGATGCCCTTGGCGAGCAGCAGGGCCGACAGGGTCTTGCCGGAGCCGCTGGGGCCGGTCAGTGCCAGCCGTAGCTTGGCCTTCTTTCTCACGGCTTTTTCGAACTTCATGGTCATTTCCTTTCAGGGGGTGGTGCTTCGGATTGCTGCTGCTCTTGCTGCTGTTGGTGCGCCAGCGCGGCGTCTTCGTCGTCCGGGTCCATGGCGCTATTCCTTGGCGGCCACAGCGGTCTTGCCGCAGCCTTCGCAGGTGGGGTAGGGGTTGGACTTGGCGTCGGTCTGCTGGCGCTCGCCATAGCCGAAGATCAGCGCGGTCAGCAGGCCGGCCACCACGTAGGCGGCAACGCGGTTGTCGCGGTCGCGCAGGAGGCGGCGGATCATTGGGCACCTCGCTCATCGCGCTGCATGTCGGCGCGCTCGCATTCGATGCGCTCCTTCTCATCGGCCAGGTGCTGCCAGCAGTCCGCGACCAGGTCGGCATCGCTGTAATCGCCGTTGAATTCGTGGGTTACGGCACCAATCAGGACGTCGATGTTTTCGATGGTCAGATGCTCGGGCGCGCCCACGTCGGGCTCGGCCTTGTGATGCGTGAACTCGATGAGAAGCGCCGCGACTACCGTGCAGCCGGCCGGACCTTCCAGATCAATGCCCTTGACGAGGTGGTAAGTGGTCATTGGGCACCTCGCGCGGCCAGCATGGCGTCGGCAAACTCATAGGCCATGGCGGCCGCCCATTCCGCGTATCCGTCCTCACGGTCGCCCTTGTGAAACTTCCGACCAGCCAGACCGGAAAGGGCCTTCGCCGCGAAGTAGTCGCGCAGGGTCATGCCGGTGTCCCAGTCGGCCCACCTGGAGCCAGCGCCTTCGGGCACGTTGGGGAAGGCCGGGCCGCCGTCGTTGATCTTGTTCATGCATTTCTCCGGTGCAGGGCCATCGCGGCATCGCCAGCCAGGCCAATCAGGTACGCCGCGGCCAGGCCGCCGGCTATGAATTGAAGGAGGGCGGTCACAGGTATTGCTCCGCTTCGTCCGGGTCCATCTCGGCCAGCCGACGGTTGGCCACGCCCTCGATGCAGTTGCCCAGGTGGCCGGCCAGGAACTCGCCCACGCTCGGCACGCTCGAGCCGATCAGCAGCACCAGCAGCACCGCCGCCGGGTTGTCGGCCAGCTCGTTCATCAGGTGTTCGGCCCAGTCGGCCGCCGTCAGCCCGTAGGCCGTCGGCGCTTCGTTCGACAGGCACGCCACCACGGCGGCCACGGCCTGCGCCTTCGTCACGGTCGGCGCGTCTTCGTCCGGCTCGTGCGGCAGGGAGTAGGGCGGCGCGACCTGCAGCAGGTCGTCCATCAGTTCGGCGTGATAGGCACCCATGGTCAGTTCCTCCCCATGCGGTCGGCCTCGACGGCCAACTTGCTGTAGTGCACCTTGGTGGCGTACTCGCGGAACGTGTGCGGCCACGCCTTGCGGATGATTTCGCGGTTCTCATCGTCCGCGGCGTCCCACAGGTTCATCAGGTGCTGAACGAAGTTGCCGCCCAGCGCGCGCATCTCGCGCAGCACTTCGGCCTCCGTCGCGTTCGGGCCCGCGGGCTTGAGCGCTTCGCGCGCCCACTGCCGCTGACGCTGGTTGGCCTGGATGTCGGCCTGCGTCTGGTATTCACCGGGATAGTCCATGGTTGTCTCCTTGCCCCGGCACCCGGGGCGGGTGGGGAAGGATTACTCGTCGGCCGAGTCGGGCGCGTCGACCTTGACGAACCGGCCCGACGCATCCACGCCGTACCAGGTGTCGGCGTCGATGGTCTCGCCCACGTAGCCCACCGTGATGCGCGGTCGGTCGGCCTCTTCGTCGTGCCAGGTCAGCGCGATGAAGCCGCCTTCACCGGCGCGCGCGATGGATTCGCGGCCCACGCAGGCAACCGCGGCGTTGCGGCCAGTCGCGTTGATCTGGGCGGAGTTGCCGCTGCTGCCGATCTGGGCGTAGTCGCCGCTGCTGCCGATCCGGGCGGAGTTGCCGCTGCTGCCGATCCGGGCGTAGTCGCCGCTGCTGCCGATCTGGGCGGAGTCGCCGCTGCTGCCGATCCGGGCGGAGTTGCCGCTGCTGCCGATCTGGGCGTAGTCGCCGCTGCTGCCGATCTGGGCGTAGTCGCCGCTGCTGCCGATCTGGGCGGAGTAGCCGCTGCTGCCGATCTGGGCGGAGTCGCCGCTGCTGCCGATCCGGGCGTAGTCGCCGCTGCTGCCGATCCGGGCGGAGTCGCCCGCCTCGTCGGCGGTGCCGACATCGGCCGGCGCGTCCTTCTGCACCTTCTCGGGGTTCGTCGCTTCGGCCAGCGCAGCAATTTCGGCTTTCGCGTCGTCCGCCGCGGCCTGCGTCACGCCGGCCGGGTCGGTCAGCAGCGAGGCGAACACGCGATCCGTCAGCCAGCGCGAATCATCGAAGCGGTTGTCGGTGCGCAGGGCCTGCTGCACGGCGGAGTACGCGGCGCCCTGCGGAAACTTGGATTCGAACCACTGGCGGCCATCGTCGCAGGCCTGCCACTTGCGCAGCTTGCGCATGGTGATGGTCAGTTCGGTACTGACGGTCTTCTCGGTCACGGGCTTCTCCCAGTTCTCCCCGGGGTGGGGAGGTGTGGGGAGGATTATTAGCCAAAGCTAACTATCAATCAATAGCCATGGCTAACTATTTTGTAACAACAAGGAGCAGCACTTAGCTTTGCGCTAAACGCTGGAGGTCGTTTGCTAAACGAACCGTGGTGGGGCTAGACCGTTGCTACGCCGATCGCGGCGAAGCGTTTTTCCGGAGCCGAGAGATCTTCGTTTCGATGAGCGCAACGATGTCGTCTTTATCTGCCTGGGAGAGCTGCGCGAACTCTGATGCGCTGATGGTGGGAAAAGGCCACAAGTCCGGCGCAGCATTACGCGTCTTGGGACCATGCCCATCCGCGAGCCACGCTTCGTTGACGTTGAGAAGTTGGGCTGCTGCAACAAGGTTGGCACCGCGAATATTCTTGGTCTGGCCGTGTACCCATTTATGGACGGACGGAGCCTTGGTGCCCGTGGCGCGTGCGAGATCGGCGGCGGTCACGCCGGCTTCTGCCATGGCCTCAGAGAGGCGTTCAGAGAGTGTGCTCATTTAGCTAATGCTAATTGTGTAAATGTTAGCCATGGCTTGCATTGTTATCTTAGCTATGGCTAAATATTGGCCATGGATACCAAACACCCCGACTCCGAAATCATCGACGCGCTTGGTGGAACCGTAGCCGTCGCCCGCCTGTGCAGGGTGAAGCCGCCCTCGGTGTCTGACTGGCGCAAAGAGGGAATCCCGTCTGCGCGCCGGATGTACCTGCAGGCCATTAGGCCTGAGGCCTTTCCCGCTGCAGCGAAGCAGGAGGCGGCGTAGATGAGCCTCAAACCTGTTGCCGCGTGGGTCTGCGACTTCTGCGGCCGCCACCAGTGGGAGGTCTCCCTGTTCTCGGCCAAGCCCTTGGGCGCAGAGGCAACCCATCACATCTGCCGAGACTGCGCATCGAAGGCCCTGATGGCGCTCCCCGCACAGTCGGCCCAGCAGGAGCCGAGCCATGCGTGAGCTATACGCGCGCTTCCTGCTGGCGTTGATACGTCCGGCGCTCAAGCTGCAACAGCGGAGAGACGGGCCCAGGGTGGCAGCGGTGCTGAAGGAAGAGCTGCGCTGCAACCCTGGGGCGCACCTGTTTACCGCGTCTGAACTCGAATCTGGGCGGCGAGATCTTGAAGCGCACGTTCTGTCGCGCGCTGGCGCTGTTCGATCTCGTCCATCTGCTTCGCGAGGGCAAACAGCCCGCAATTCAGGTTCCACGCGAGTGGATCGCGATCTGCCGAGCCGAGGCGTTTGATGTTGTCCTCGAAGAACTTCGTCACCGTCGTCATGAGAACCCCTCCTGTGGGGAAAGTTGGTAGTGGTTGGTACCCACGCCCGGGCAACCCGGGCAACGCCGATCGTAGCCGCAGGAAGGGGTTCTCGCCAGTTTCGGGCCGCCATGGCTCAGTGCACCGCCGCGCTGTCGCGCCCATCGGTGGCCCAGGCCATGCGGTCGCGCTCGATGCGCAACTCTTCGAAGATGGCCAGCACCGCGGCCTCGCTCGGATCCACGAAGGTCCGGCGGGCGATGTCCTGGGCGTGTTGCAGCAGCTTTTCGGTTTCGGTCATTTCGTTCGTATCACGTTGTCGGTACGAAAAATTTTTGCCCGAGTCCACGCTGTAACTCACGTTGTAACCCGATGATTTTTTCCTAAAGGAAGCGAAGTGCACACCCATTCCGCAGTTGTCTATGGCGCCAGTACGTTCCCGGCGCCCGCCGGAAAGCGATTCCTGCCGCTATCTGCTGTGGCGGCTTGCAAGACCTTCCGCGAGGCCGTGCGCCTCGCCTGGGAACACCGGGCGCGGCCCAACATGACCCAGCGCAGCCTAGCCGAGGAATGCGGCCTGTACGCGCCGCACGTGAGCAGCTACCTGCACCCCGAGCCTCTGGATGCCAAGAAGCGCCCGCGGCTGGACCTTCCGGCCGACTGCATCGACGCATTCGAGGAAGCCGTGGGTAACCATGGCATCCGCCAGTACCTGAACCACCTGGGCCGGCTGACGATCATGGAAGAAGTCATCGCCCAGAGGGCCGCATGAGCTATGACGAAGCCCTGGCCATCACCAAGCGCGCCTTCGAGGAAGCGCTACGCCTGCACAACTGGGACCGCGCCAAGGCCTACGAGGAAATGATGCTGCGCGAAGACTTGAACCCCCAACTGCGTGAGGCCTTCCTGGTGATTGGCCGCCACACAGCCTTCTCGACGAGGCATTGATGCGCCAACGTCTCTTGAACCCCAAGACGTTCTTGTTGTTGAGCTTCAGCCAACACGACGCCGCCCAGGCCTTCCTGCGCAATTTGCCGCTGGATCCGGAGAACCCTATCGAGGTCGTCGTACGCGAGCGCGTCAAGCCGCGCAAGATGAGCCAGAACGCGCTTATGTGGGTCGGGCCGCTGGCTGACATTGCCGAACAGGCCTGGGTGGGCGGCAAGCGCTTCACCGCCGAGGCCTGGCACGAGCATTTCAAGCGTGAATACCTGCCCGAACAGTTCGACCCCGAGCTTTGCCTGGACGGCTACGTGAAGTGGCAGATCACCCCGCGCGGTGACCGTGCGCTGGTGGGCAGCACCACCATGCTGACCGTCAAGGGCATGGCCCAATACCTGACCCAGGTGGAAGCCGCCGGCGCTGAACTGGGCGTCGAGTTCCGTACGCAAGGGGGCCGGCCATGAAAAAAGACGGGATTCCGACTACCGGTCTGCGGGACAGTGGGCGAATGCAAAAAGTCGAGATTTCGACACCCCTCCCGCGCCAGACTGCCCTTATGAGATCCACACCGCTGACCCGCAAGACCCCGATGCCGAAGGGCTCGACACCCCTGTCGAGGTCCCCCATCAAGCGCCGCGCGCCGAAGAAGCGCGCCGGCCACGAACCCAAGTACCTGGCCGCGTGCCGCGGCGAATGCTGCTACCTGAACTTCGCCGGCTGCAAGAGCTACGAGGGCGACCCTACGGTCGTGCCAGCCCACCAGAACGAAGGGAAGGGCATGGGCCTGAAGGTTCCTGACCGCTTCAGCGTTCCAGCGTGCCATTTCTGCCACGCGCTGTACGACCAGAGTGGGATTGACCGCGACATCAAGCGCGCCACGTGGGAGTGGGCATACAACTGCTGGCTGCCCGTGCGCGCCAGCAAGCTGCAGGAGGCGGCATGAGCCACCAGGCCGTCGAATGGGCGCTGAGCCAGCCCATCAGCCACGCACCGGCAAAGCAAATCCTGACGGTGATGGCGCACTATGCGCACAAGGATCAGCGACCCTGGACGGCCTATCCGTCCGTCACGCAGTTGGCCCGTGACACCGGGCAAGACCGCAAGACGATCCTCGCCAACCTCATCCGCCTGGTCGAATGCGGCGCACTGCGCGACACCGGCGACCGCGCCGGCATGACCAAATCGGTCACGGTCTACGAACTTTCCGAGCCGACAAGCGATACCAAAACTGGTACTGCTTCGAGGGTCAGAAGCGGTACCAAATCCGGGACTGCTTCCAGCGTTGAAGCAGTCCCAAAACTGGAACCCCTAAGCGGTCCCGAAACTGGGACACCTTCGGATGGTGGAAGCAGTCCCAATTTTTCCGGAAGCAGTACCAGTTTTTCCGGGAAGCAGTCCCAAAATCCACCCGAAGCAGTACCAGTTTTCCCTACAGAACAGGTAGAACAGGTATTAGGAACAGGTATAGGAACAGGTAATCGCGCGCCTGCGCGAGCCCCTTCCGAAAAGGCCCAACGCAAGACCAAGCTGCCGGACGGCTTCGGACTCTCCGAACGTGTCCGCCGATGGGCGGCCGAAAAGGGCCACACGCATCTGGACCGCCACCTCGAGCACTTCATCGGCAGCGCCAAGGCGCGCGGCTATGCCTACGTCGACTGGGACGAAGCTCTGATGAACGCCATCCGTGCGAATTGGGCCAAGGTGCCGGTCGTCAACACTCGCCCCGGTTCCGGTTTGCCCCCGGCGGACGCATCCGCCATCAACGCGCAGGCCAAGCGCATGTTGCTGGCGCGCCGCAATCAGCAGGAGATCATCGATGTCTGACGACGATTTCGACGCGTTCATGGCGCTGCTGGACGACGTTGCCGCGCTTCGGCAACTGCCCGTGCTGAGCGACCGCGCCAAGCTGCTGTTCTTCGATGCGGTGCGCCGGTATCCGCTGCACATCGTCGAGAAGGCCATCCAAGCCCACTTGATCGACCCGGTGGAAGGCCGGTTCAAGACCATGGTGCAGCCCGCGCACATCGTCGCGCAGATCGAGGGCGCTGCGGCCAACGACGGCCGGCCCGACGCAGACGAGGCATGGGCCATCGCAATGCGTGCCGATGACGAAGCGGTCACGGTAGTCTGGACCGACGAGATCAGCCAAGCGCTCACCGCTGCGCGGCCGGTGCTGGCCCGCGGTGATGAGGTCGGCGCCCGCATGGCGTTCAAAGCGGCGTACGGCCGGCTGCTGACGCAGGCTCGCAAGGAACTGCGCCCGGTGCGCTGGGTGGCGTCCCTGGGACATGACCTCACGCAGCGCGAGGCCGTCTTGCAGCACGCCGTTGATCTGGGCCAACTGCCCGCGCCGCACGTGGCCGGCCTGTTGCCGCCGCCGGCGGCCGAGTCCGGCATCCCCGACGATGCGGTCGCGGCCGAGAACATCCGCAAGCTGCACCAGATGCTGGCCAAGGCCATCACGCCGTCTGAGAAGTGCCGCCGCGAAGCCGAAGCGGCCAGCCAGACCGAGCGTGACCGCCTCGACGTCCTGAAGGCCGAGACGGCGGCCAAGGTCGCCCAGCACCAGCAAGGGGCCCGAGCATGAGCAGCTACGCCGAAGCCAGCGCCGCCGTGGGCGGCAACGAAAGCGGGGGCTATGGCGTCTGCGCTGCCTTCGGCTGCTGCCTGCCGGGCACGATGAGCGCCAGCACCCAGGGTGGCAAGGATTGGCACTGCCGCCTGCACTTCGGCGCGCCGCGGTCCGAGTTCGACGACATCAGCGCGCGCGCCCAGAACCGCAAGGCCCTGTTCACCGCCGCCTACTGGCTGGTCAGCCGTCCCAAGGGCGACACCGTCACCAGCAAGGTGCGCGATCGCATCAAAGCCCTGGGCCGCGCCGACCTGCTGGAGAAGGTGCCCAGCGTGCGCGGCGTAACCGCCTACCACCTGGGCGTCCACATGCTCCGCGTGCTGGGCGACGAGTGCCGCCAGCCCCAGGAACACATGGGCACCCCGAAACGCGCCGGCCAGGGCAGCACCTGGCTGGAACAGACCCAACCCGAGGAAACCGACGCATGAAAGAGCCCGTTCACGTCGCCGAGGACATGCCGGCATTTTTTGACCACCGCCGCATGTCGCAGCGTTACCCGCTGCAGCAGGCCACCTGGTCCGCCAACCTGGGCGAGATGTTCTCTCGCATCCGCCGCGCCTACCGGCAATTCCAGGTCCGAGTCGACGCCGGCCTGGAAAGCTGGGATGGCGAAAACCAGTATTCCGTCGGCGACTGGGTGCTGATCTTTTCGCCGATCGAGCAGGAGGCCTGGTATCACATCCGCCGCGCCGGCCTGTCCATGTGGCCGCAGCTGCCGGTGGCTGGCTTCTTCGTCGACTTCGGCAATCCCATCTCCAAGGTGGCCCTGGAATGCGACGGCGCGCAGTTCCATGACGCCCGCAAAGACGCCGCGCGCGACCGCAAGCTGGCCGCCCTCGGCTGGACGGTGTACCGGGTGCCCGGCTGGAAGTGCCTGCGTGACGTGGAACTGCCGCCCGGCTACGACGACATGCACCTGGACGACCGCCAGCAGGTTCTCCACGACGCGCGCGCCAAGACCATGCTGCCGGTGATCGACCAACTGGCCCGCCACTTCCCCGCCAAGGAAACCATCTGATGAACGCTTCACCGAACCTCACCGACCCCTACGACCCGATGGCTGGCACGCTGGCCAGGACGGCGATGCAGTGCCAGGCCCGCGGCTGCGACGGGTGCCTCGTCTGCGCCCCGGACAGCTACGCGCGCGCGCCGGGCCGGCCCACATCTGGCCTCGAAAAAATTAACACGGACGCCGCCGACCCCTGGGCGCGGGATGGCGCCCAAAGCAGCATGATCATCCCGGAAAGCCGCGCCAATGCTGGCTCTGGGGTGGCGCCCTCGGTGGGCCTGAACATCAACATTCTGGCTCTGGACCTGGGGGCCAAGACGGGCTGGGCGCTGCGCCGGCGGGACGCCGCGCTGCTGCACGGCACCGAGGATTTCACGCCGCGCGCGAGCTGGGCGCCCGGCCAGAAATGGCAGCGCTTCCGGGCGTGGCTATCGGCCACGATCATGCATCACAACATCACGCAGATCGCATTCGAGGACGTTAAGCGCCACGGCTCGGGCCAGGTGCTGGCAGCGCATGCCTACGGTGGCTTTCGCGCCATGCTGGAGATGGTGGCCGACCAGCATTGCATCACCCTGGTTCCCCTGGGTGTGGGGCAGATCAAGAAGCACTGGACCGGCTCCGGCGTAGCCAAGAAGGATGCAATGGTCACGCAGGCCAAGGCACGGGGCTACCGCGTGCTGGACGACAACAACGCCGACGCGCTGGCGATCCTGCATCTGGCCATCGCCAGGGAGCAAGGGGAATGGGCTGCACCGCGGACCAAGCCCAAGCGAACGCGCAAGGCCGACGCCGTGGCGCAGGAGAGGGCAGCATGACCACTCACGAGCAGACCGCACGCAACGCGGAAATCGTCCGCCGGCGCTTGGACGGAGAGGGCACCTCCGACCTGTCGCGCGAATACGGCGTGACGCCCACTCGCATCGCGCAACTGGTGCGCCGTCACCGGGAGAAAGCCGGCGAGATCCCGAAGACGGCGCGGCAGAAGAAGCAGCCCGCCCAGCGCATCCGGCCGCGCCTGCGCAAGGCCGAGTTGGGCCTGTGGCTGTGCACCGGCGAGGGAGTTGAGCGCCGCGGCGAGACGCCCACAGCGGCATATGAGCGCTGGTTGAAAGCGTCGCTGGCCGGCCGTGTCGCCGCGCACCTCGCGCCGAAGCCGGCTGAGCCCGAGCAGCCCTACGCCGGGCCGGTCATGGTCGTCCCTGGCACCAAAGTGGCGCCGCGGGCGCTGACGTTGCCGCCGGCCATGCGCTTTGCCATGGAGCGCGCCGGCCTGGTCCAGTCGCGTCTCATCACATTGCCCGGGACTTGATTATGGACCGTTTGCTCGACGTTGACGCTTTCCCGGTCGGTACACGCGTGGTGACGCCCACCGGCCGGCTGGGCGTCGTCGTCGCGCACAAGGGCGCCGAGTCCAAGGGCGACGCGCACGAGCGTTGCATGGTCCGTTACCTGGACCGCGGCGGACGGGACCGCGCCACCGTTGCCCTGATGCCCAGCCTTCTCAAGCCGGCCAACGCCGGCCCCCAATTGGAATTCCCCTTCGAGGATCACGCAACCTATGGCCAAGAATCCGCTCACCCCTAAGGTTCTCCGCTTCATCGACGAGTACCTGGTGGACCTGAACGGCACCGCCGCGGCTAAGCGCGCCGGATATAGCGCTAAATCGGCCAAGGAAATAGCCTATGAGCTACTGGGCAAGCCAGCCATTGCCGAGGCGATCGCGGCCGCCAAGGCGGAACGCAGCAAGCGCGTGCAGGTCGACCAGGACGCCATCCTGCGCAACCTGCTGGCGGCGGCGCACGCCGACCGCAACGGCCTGACGGAGTTTCGCCGGGTGTGCTGCCGATACTGCCACGGCGCCGGGTTCCAGTACCAGCGGACGCAGGGCGAAATGGCGCGGGACAAGGCGGACCACACCCGCCGAATGGCCGAACACAAGGCGGATCCCAAGAAGCCCAGCCCCGGGCGCTTCCAGGCGCAGGGAGGCGTCGGGTATCACAAGCTGCGCGACCCCCACCCGGATTGCCCGGAGTGCTTCGGCGAGGGCGTGGGTGAAACGTTCTTCAAGGACACGCGCAAGCTCGATCCGGATCAGCGCGCCATCTTCGAGGGGGTCGAGCAAACCCGCGACGGCCTGAAGTTCAAGACCATGGGCCGGGCGGAGGCAAATGCGCTGCTCATGCGCCATGAGGGAATGCTCCAGGACAGGGTCGACCACACAACGAAGGGTGACAAGCTGCCCAGCGGCATGCAGGCCGGTGTGCTGTTGGTGCCAAGCGCTATGTCGCTGGAGGAGTGGGAAGCGGCTGCGGCGAGGGAGGCCGGCCGATGACCCGGCCGCCGGTCGTATGGCGCCCGAACCCTGGGGCGCAGGTATCGTTTCTGACCTGCCCGGTGTTTGAAGCGCTCCTCGAGGGCAATCGCGGCGGCGGAAAGACCGATGCGCTCTTGATGTCGTTCGCCCAGAACGTGGGCCGTGGCTACGGCGAGTATTGGCGCGGCGCCCTGTTCCGGCTGACCTATCCGCAGTTGGCTGACGTGGTCGCGAAGTCCCGGCGCTGGTTCCGGCGCATTTTCCCGGAGGCCCAGTTCAATAAGTCGGCCTACGAATGGACATGGCCGTCAGGGGAGGCGTTGCTGTTCCGCTACGGGGCAACCGAGGAAGACTACTGGAACTATCACGGCCACGAGTATCCGTGGCTCGGATTCGAGGAACTCACCAACTGGGGCAGTCTGGCGTTCTATGAGTCCATGCACTCGACATGCCGATCGTCGCACCCGGACGTGCCGCGTATGGTACGTGCCACTTGCAACCCGTTTGGTCGCGGGCATGCGCCCGTCAAGAAGCGTTTCCAGCTTGGCACCGGCGGAACACCGCCCGGCGTGGTGATTCGCGAGGATGGCCAGCGTCCGCGTGTTCGTATTCACTCGGACCTAGCCGAGAACTCGGTCCTTCTGTCGGCAGAGCCGGAATACCGCAACACCTTCGCCGGGATCCGGGACCCCAACCGGCGCCGCGCTTGGTTGGATGGGGATTGGGATATCCACGTTGGATCGTTCTTGGAAGGAGTCTGGGACGCCAAGAGCTGCGTGGTCCAGCCGTTCAATGTGCCTAGTTCATGGAAGGTCTGGAAGTCTATGGACTGGGGTTTTGCAAGGCCCTACGCCGTCTACTGGATGGCAATGGATCATGACGGAGTGGTCTACATTTGGCGGGAACTGTACGGCGCCGGCGAAGGCGAAAACGTGGGGACCAGGGAATCTGCTGCCGCCGTGGCCGAGAAGGTCAAGCAGATCGAGCGCCATGACGCACGCATGGGCTATGAATACTGGCAGAACCTCGCTGATCCCAGCATTTTCTCCAAGATCGGCGCGGATCGGTCGATCGGGCAGATTTTTCGCGATGCGGGGGTTCGCTGGCAGGAAGCCTGGAACGGGCCACGCTCTAGGGTGAACGGTGCGCAGATGATCATCAACTTGCTGACCGAGGGCAAATTGAAGGTTTTCTCGACGTGCAAGCACCTGATTCGGACGGTACCGGCGTTGCCCCCCGATCATCTGAACCCCGAAGACGTCGACAGCGACGCGGAAGACCACGCTTGGGATGCCCTGCGGTATGGCGTGATGCGCCGTCGCCGCGCGCCGGATGCGCCGGATCGACAAAAATCCGACGATGACGACGAGGACAGGCAGCATGACGAGCATGGAAACTACAGCATGCGAGTCTGACCATGCCCACTGAAGACCTGTTGACCGCCCAGGCCGAAGAGCAGCCGGATGGCGCTGGCCTGCACCTGCCGCCAGACGATGAACTGGCCAAGAAATGGGCCGGCCGGATCACCAAGGGGCGCAAGCACTGGGAAAAGCTGCGCAAGCGCATCACCCACAACCGGAAAAAGGTGGCGGGCTTCTGCTGGGACAAAGACCCGGCGGCGCAGGAGTTCGTCGATCCGCGCGCCAATCTCATTTTCTCGACGGCGCAGGCGACGCTGCCCAATATCTACGCCCGGAACCCCGATGTGTCGGTCACGGGCACCTGGCGCAACAAGGACGTGCGTCTTTTCTGCGACACGCTGCAGACCGTGCTGTCCAAGCAGATGCGCATGGCGAAGCTCAAGAGCCGGATGAAAATGTCCGTGCTGGCCGCGATGACCGAGTATTTCGGCATCGTGAAGATGACATATCAGCGCGACATTGAGCAGGATCCGCTGATCATGCAACGGATCAACGACGCCCAGGACAACCTGGTGCAGTTGGATAACCTGATTCAGCAGGCCGAAGACCCGGACAGCCGCGGCGATGCAGAACTCCGGAAGCGCGAGTTGGAAGAGCAGATGCGCGGGCTGGAAGCGCAATCAGAGGTTGTGCGCTCCGAAGGACTGGTTCTGGATCGGATACTTCCGGAGAACCTGATTATCGATCCGGCGGTGGTGGAGTTTGAGGACTACCCACATGCCGATTGGATGACGCAAGCCATTCCCATGCCCAGGGGAACAGCCCAGGGGCTGTACAAGGTGGACTTGTCCAAGGCAAAAGCATACAAACCCACCGACCTCCAGATGGGGGAAGCGAGGGGCGGCCAGATTCTGGATGGAAGCGGCCGGCTGATGTCGGGCATGTCGCAGCAATCAGGCGATGACGAGGAGGTGATCTGCATCCTGGAAATCTGGGACCGAACCAGCCAGCTCGTGTACACGATGGCCGACGGCTGCAATTTCTTCTGCCGCGAGCCGTACCCCGTCGAGAAGGTCGGGCAGCGCTGGTATCCGTTCTTCATCCTGCCCTACGCGGTGCTGCCTGGGCAGTTCGTTGCGCCGTGCCTGGTCGACCTGACCGAGAAGCTGCAGAACGAATACAACGACACCCGCGACAAGTTCGCCGCGCACCGGGAAGCCAACAAGCCCGGCTGGGTGGCGGACTCCGGCAGCGTCGATGCGAAGTCGATCAGTCGCCATACGGATGCCGTGTTGGGTGAAGTGACGATGCTGGACGCCCAAGGGCGGCCCGTCCAGCAGGTAATCATGCCTAAGCAGTCCATCCCGGTAAATCCGGCGGATTACGACACCGGCCCGATCCGCGTGGACTGGGAGCAGGTCACCGGCCTGCAGGACGCCGCGCGCTCCACGGTCGTGCAGCCGAAGACGGCCACCGAAGCCAGCATCATGCAGCAATCGCTGTCTGGCCGTACCGCCGAGTTCCGGGACAAGCTGGAGGATCTGCTGCAGGAAATGGACGAGTATGGCGCGCAGATCCTGTTGCAGGAACTGACGCCCGCGCAGGTCGAACGGTACACCGGCCCCCATAAGACGGGCTTGGCACCCGATCCGATGAACCCGGGTATGCAGGTCCAGGTGATCCTGGAGCCGGCATACGACTGGCCGCAGCTTTCGCGCGACCAGATCTTCGACATGGTCGAAATCAACATCGTCGCCGGCACCACCGGCGCGCCGGACAAGGCCCAGGCGCAGGAGATATGGACCAAGGTATTCCCGCTGGTTCAGCAGTTGCTGCTGCAGATGATGCAGATCGCAGGCACCGGCGGGGACTATGGGCCGCTCGAGGCGCTCCTGCGGGAGACGCTCAATCGGTTTGATGACCGAATCGACGTGGATATGTTCCTGCCGAAACCTGCCCCCGTGCCTGCGCCAACCATGCCGGGCAATCCAGCCCAGCCGGTCGCGCCGCAATCAGGCGCGCAACCTGACCCTTCGCAAGATCCCATGGCGGCCGTGCAGCAAGGCGGCCAAATCCCCGGAGCGCCTGCCCAGGCACCGGTACTCCCCGCACTCACCCAATAGGAGATTCATATGGACGAAGAACTGAACGAATTGCCGGCGGGAGAGCCGGCGGACAATACGCCCGAGCCGGGCGCGCCTGGTGGTAATGAGCCCGCGGCCGGTGATGGTGTTGCATTGCCATCCGAGGGCGGCCAGGCCGCCGCCTTCCTGGATTCGATTACCGAGGGGGGCAATGGTGAGGCCGCTGACCAGGCGGCGCAGGACCGTACCCGGGATGAACTCGGCCGATTCGCCGCGAACGATCCGGCGCGCCAGCAGGCCACCGGACAGCAACCGGGCGCCGACGCTGCGCCGCCCGCTCAGGTTCCGCCACCGGCGAAAACGCCGGAGCAGGAAGACGCCGAGCTGCTGACCGGAATCAAGTCGGAACGCGGTCGGGCTCGCGTGGCACAGATCATCGAGGAGCGGAAGGCCGCCCAGGGAGAGGTCGCGGCAGTGCGAGAGTTGGTCCATGCTGCAGGCATGACGGCCGAATCCTTCGGGCAGCACATCGAGTTCTCGAGGTTGGCCAACTCCAACGACCCGAGCGACCTGAAACGGGCCGCGCAGATGCTGGAGCAGACCCGCGCAGACCTGTATCGGCGTCTGGGCCAGGACGCGCCCGGCGTCGATGTGCTGGCGGACCACCCCGACCTGGCCCAGCGCGTGCAGAACCTGGAAATGCCGCGCGAGACGGCGCTGGAGGTGGCGAAGATGCGCCGCGAGCAGCAGGCGATCCAGCAGCAGCGCGCCCAGGTTCAGGCGCAGGAGCAAGAAACCGCTCAATTCAACCAGGCGGTGGCACAGGCGCAGCAGTCGTTGGAGAGCTATGTCCAAACCCGGTCTCACGAGATCGATCATCCGGCCCGCATGAAGGCGTTGGAAACGTACTTCGCCGATCCGCGAAAGCTGCAGGAATTCGCAAGCACCTACCAGCCTCACCAATGGCCGACGGCAATTCGCATGCTCTACGACAACGTGCCGGTTGCTCCGCCTGCCCGCCGCGCGCCGCCCGCGCCGATCAGCGGCCGCACTGGCGCGCTGGGTCGGCCGATTGCTTCCGCAAACCAGGCGCCGGCAGAGCGCATCATGTCTCACATCGACAGCCTGGGCTTGTAATCGACAAAAATCCTTGACGTTTCCCTTGCGCCTTCATACTGGCATTGCCATGGGTGGCACGGGGTAGACGGCCCGGCTGGAAATCGCGATAGCTGAGAGCGCGGCCAGCCCAGTCGGGCCCGTCTTTTCGAGCACCCTCATACCGAATCTGTCGCTGTATCGCCGGGGTCGCGTCCGGTAGCGCCGCAAGTCCTTTCCGAAGACGGAGAATGCCGGAGTCGCGCACGGCAGAAGGGACAAGCACATCCAGCTTGGCGTTCTGGACCGGTGTGGAAGTTGGTTTTTTGCAACTTTCATTCTTGGAGCGACAAATGCCCATTTCTCCTGGTGATCTCGCCTATCTGGGGAAGGTTTCCCTGGACGACTACATGCGCAACACCCCGGTCGATCAGATCGGCGTGGAGCATCCCCTGCTGAAGAAGCTGATGAGCAAGCGCAAGCTGTTTCTCGGCGCAAAGCAGAACGTGGTGGTGAACGTCCGCAAGTCCTACGACAGCAATTTCGCGTGGGCCTACGGTGAAGCCGCCGTCAACTTCAACACCCGCCAGACGACCGACCAGGCCGCATTCCCGTGGCGCCGTGCCGTGGATGCCTTCCGCATCTCCTACGACACGCTCTTCGGCAACGGCATCAAGGTCCGCGAGGGCGAACGCGGCGCCTACAAGCTCGAACAAAGCGAGAAGGTGCAGTTGGTCAACTTGATCGACGAGCAGATGGAGTCCTTCCGACTGGGCTTCTTCGAGAAGCTGGATCTGGAACTGCACCGCGACGGCACGTCGTCGACCGATGCCGTCACGGGCCTGGACGGCCTGATCGCCACCGCGCCGGCGACCGGCGTCGTCGGTGGCCTGGACCGCGCCACGGCCACGTACTGGCGCAACAACGCCGTCACGGCGATCGCGTCGGGCACTGCGGGCGCGCTGGCCGACGCCATGGAACTGCAGTGGCGCAAGTGCATCCGCAACGGTGGCTCGCCCGATTTCATCCTGGCCGGGTCCGCGTTCATCGACGCCTACCGCAAGACGATCACCATCACCCAGAACGCCGAGTCCGGCACGGCCAAGCGCATCGACGCCGCCACCGGCACCGGCACCGAAACCGGCCTGTTCTTCAAGGGCGTGCCGATCGTCTGGGATCCGAACTTCGAAACGCTGGATGCGCTCGATTCGCCCACGATCCCGTGGGAGAAGCGTTGCTACTTCCTGAACACGAAGTTCATCGACCTGCGCGACGACGACATGGACATCGTCACCCCGGTGCGACCGCACAACGTGCTGTCGCTGTTCCAGATGATCAACCTGCGCCTGGCGCTGGTCCTGAAGCGCTCCAACGCGCATTCGGTCCTGGCCATCGCCTAATCGGGCAGCCCGGTGGCTTCGGCTGCCGGGCAGCTCTTTCCAGAGAGGAAACTATGCCTTTTGTCATCCATGCGCGGATCCGCCGCGACGCGAACACCATCACCCCGGTCACCGTGCGTCCGCACGAAGTGGCCATCCTGCAGACTATCCATGGCGAGGAAAACGTCCAGAACGTCGATGGCCTGGTCCTGGACCTGAAATCCCTGGAAGCCGTCGACGTTGCGGGCGAGGTGCCGGCGTCGGAAGACGAGTTCAACCGCCTGGCGTCCAAGTACGGCGGCAACGAAGAAGGCCTGGTCGTCGAGCAGGTCTACGGCAAGCGCGCCGCCGGCAACCTCGACACCGCCGCCGATCGCCTCGACGAAGCCATCGCCAAGATCGCCGACGCTGCCGGCACCGGCGAGGCCCGCGGGCGTGGTCGCGGGCGCGCCTCGGCTGCGGGCGAGGCCAAGAAGCCTGCCGACGCTGCCGGCACCGGCGCACCGCAGGAGTAAGCGACCATGGCGCAGCCCCCCGCCTACAACCGGACCAAGGATTTCTCGGCCGACTATGGCGACCAGACCGACAACCAGGCCATCAACAACGAACTGGATGCGGTCGCTACGTCGATCAACGCTATCCGCGGGAATCTCGCCAAGATCCAGCGGGACGACGGGGGGCTGCGCGACGGGATCGTCACGAAGGACGCGCTGGATCCCGAATTGAAGGACGAGCTGTACGCAGAATTTTCGGGCAACATCAATGACAGCGTATTGAAGGCCCAGCAGGCGGCTGTGGAGGCGAATAACGCTGCCCAGGTCGCCGTCGATGCGTCGGTCACTGCCGCAAGCGCCCGCGACGCCGCGCAGACCGCGCAGACCAGCGCCCAGGTCAGCGCTTCGGCAGCCAGCATCAGCGAAGCGGCTGCAGCGGGGTCTGAGGCTTCGGCACAGACGAGCGCCACGAGCGCGGTAGCGGCTGCCGTAGGCGCTTGGGAAAGCGCTACCGCCGCAGCAGGATCGGTGACCGAGGCAAATAGCTCGGCGGTCGGCGCAGCTGCGAGCGCCTCAGATGCTGCTGGAAGTGCGTCTGCGGCGGCCGGCAGTGCGTCATCGGCATGGGTCGACGCTAGTGGCGCAGCAACGAGCGAGAGCGCCGCGGCTGCGTCGGCGACCGTTGCGGTATCGAGCGCTACGCTGGCGCAACAGTGGGCCACGAAGACGGATGGTCCAGTAGTCGGTGACGAGTATTCCGCTAAATACTATGCCGCCCTCACTACGGCAAGCCCGAAATGGGCGACAAGAGGGATTGGTGAGCTTGTGGCCGTCTGGGACCATATTCCCGGTGCCGACATTCCACCCACAGATATTCCTGGCTGTCGCTACATAAAACTCTCGGCATCAGATCCATACAACGCTGGCGTTCTCAGCGGCGAGTCTGTGTCCGGAAGCGCACCGCTTCTAACTGCGACTGCCGTAATTGCGCTTGCAGATAGCCCGTTGAATGGGGTCACGATCAACTTGGTCAACACTGAGCGCCGCGGTATACGCGCAGGCGCTTCCGGTGATGTTCAAGATGACGCACTTCAAAAATTTGCTCTGCGCGCGCGACGCGGTAGCGGCTCCGTCGGGTTGTCAGCCGATGCCATGGGTAGTTCAGATGGCTCACTTTCCGTCGGCATCTCCAGCATGGGGTTTTACATCGAGACTACTGCAAACGTTGTCTTTGACGCACCGACCGGTGGCACGTCGGTACGCACATCAACAGAAACGCGGATGCGCAACGCTGGCGCTACCTATTACATGAGGATCCTCTGATGCCCTACGCCGCAGATGACCAGATCAGCCATGACCCGATCCCCGGCGGTATCGAGATCACCGATGACCAGTATGCTGCCGCGCTTGCCGGCATGCTGGATGGGAAAGTGGTTTCCGTCGAGGGTGGTTTCAGCATCGCGCTTCCGCCCAAGCCAGATCCCGAGCCGGAGCCTCCGGCAGCGCCTCGCACGATATTCAGCGTGCGGGAGTTCCGTCAGAGATTCAGTCTTGACGAGCAGATGGCGGTCCGTGCAGCTAGCTTCGCTGATATGCACATCGGTCTCATATACGACGAATTTCTCGCCGCGCAGTTCATTGATGTGACAGACCCCGCAACGGCGGCGGGCATCGACCTGTATATCAGCAAGGGCTTGCTCCAGATCGACCGGCGCGACGCGCTGCTGGCGCCGACCCTCGACCAGGAGATTCCAGCATGAACGACTGGAAACAGACGATTGCATGGCTGGCTGGCGTGGGCGCGCTCATCGCAGTCGGGCGCGCCCTGACAAGCCAGGAGAAGCTCTCGTGGCGGGTCGTGTTGGGTCGCACCATCTTGGGAAGCGCCGTCGCGGCGGTGGCGGCGCTCATCTACATTCCGTTCCCTGACGCTCCGATGCCTGTTGTGATCGGCGCCGGAGCAGGCCTTGGAATCCTTGGCGAACAGGTGCTGGAGCTTGCCGCTCGGCGCCTTATCGCCTTCAAACTTGGGGGAGGGGATGCGAAATGAGCCAAGCCCCTGAGTACGTCCGGCAGAAGAATTTCCTGGACAACAACCCAGACCGCACAGACCACGGTGCGCTGAATGCCGAATACGATGCCGTCTCTACCAGCATCAATGCTTTGCGTGCGAATCAGGCGCTTCTGCAGGCCGACGATGGAACGTTGAAGGCCGGCACTGTGGGCGTCGAACAGTTGACGCCGGATGCCCAGGAAAACCTCTCTCGGCCAGGCCCTGAAGGCCCACAAGGTCAGGTCGGAAATACTGGCCCCCAAGGGAACCCAGGGGCTCAGGGTCCCGTCGGCGCGTCTTTCAACGCCGATGCCCGCGATATCGCGGCGAACCGAAGCCTGTACGACACGGAGCCGAAGGGTTTTTCCTTCCTCGCCATGGATACAGGCCTGCTCTCATTCAAGCTGTCGGCGGCTTCAGGCGATTGGTCTGCGGGGTTTGTATTCGGTAGAGGGGCCCAAGGAATACAGGGGGTTCCGGGTATACAGGGGCCGCCAGGCCTGCAGGGCCTGCGTGGGTTACAGGGTAACCAAGGCATACAGGGAGTTCCGGGCCTCCAGGGTAACCCTGGGGTCGTGGATTATTCGAAAGTGGTGCGCAACGACATCACATCGGACCAATCCATTCAGAGCCCGCTGTCGGCGCCCTCATTTGCCGGCGCGCTCGGGATGGCAGCGCCGTTGTTCATGTTCACAGGGTTCCAGTTTCGGCTGATCCCCAACAACTCGCGCCTGCGGCTCGACAATGGCCAGAACACGCCGGCATTGCAGTCAATGGAACTGGATTCCCTGGTGACTGCCGGGACCAGCGCGACGAACACGGGAGTCAAGCTCGCCAATGGGGCCGACATCGGAACAATGTTCGATCCCGCCGGGTCCTCGGCTGGAAAGCTCGCGTCCGTTGACACGACGCCTCAGACCGTCACTCTGACCGGCAAGACCACCCTGACGGCCACGCTGTCGCAGGTTGGAGGCCAGGTCGTTCTCACGTTGAGCGCTACATGAACGGATTATCTGATCGCTACAAGACCCTGGGCGAACTACGCCGCAGGCTTCGCGCGCGCCTGGGTTTCGCCGTACAAGGGCCGGCCGCGGAGAACAATCGGGACGTGCTGAATGACTTTCTCCAGGAAGGCCACGAGTACATTCAGTCGCTGGTCGGGGTGTCGGCATTGCGCAAAAAGTGCGCTATCAAGACTTCCGCGGGTTCTTACCTGTACGACTGGCATAACGATGACGAGGACGAGGACATTGACCCGGCGAATGTGCTGTCGGTCTGGGTCGTCCGTGGAGACTCATGGCGCGAGCAACTATTCCAAGGTATCACCGAGCGCCAGCGCGAGCTGACCGACATGCGTGACGTTCCCGAGCGCTACGACACGCTGAACGGCCAAATGGAGCTTTGGCCGATCCCTGGCGGCCAGTACGACGTCATCGTCGAGTACACCGCGTCTCCTGGGAGGTTCGAGCAGGATTCCGACCGGCCGACGGTTCCCGGCCGTCTGGTATTTCTCTATGCGCTGGCGCAGGCGAAAGCGCACTATCGACATCCTGATGCAGCCGTCGCAGGCGAGGCATTCAAGGCCCTGTTTGGGAAATTCAAATCCGATCAGCACGAGAATCGACGATACATCGCTGGAGCGCCTGCGCCATCGCAGCCTCAGGTCGTGCAGACTGCTGATGGAAGTTTCGTCCTGGGGCGATAGATGGCAGCGAAATCGATCACCTTCGATAAATTCGACCTCGGCATAGATCGCCGCAAGGGCGCCAGCGTCTCGGACGCCAACCGACTGCTGGAGATGAAGAACGCGTATGTGACTACCGGCCTTGCTACACAGAAGCGTCCGGGCCTGGTCAGGGTCACGACGCTGGAACCTGGCACGGTGGGCCTGTTCGCCGGCCTGGGAAAGCTGAACACGTTCTACGGCCAAGGCTCCGTCACGCATGCGGATACCCGCTTTCAGGCGCACAAAGTGGCACATCCGGATGGTGAGCGCGCGGCGGTCGACGTTTGGTTTGCCGACGTGTTCAACGCCTTCATCTATGCGGTCGTCGAGTATGTAGATGGCAGCGTCCGGCACCATTACCTGGATACGCCTGCTGCATGGAAGGCATCAACGACAGTGCGGCTTGGCGACTATGCCGGCTCGACTACGCCGAACCTGCTCCGGTACCGCGTGACCGCCGTGGATGGCGGGATCTCCGCCTGGGCGGCATCCACCGCGCAGGCGCTGAATAGCCAGCGCCGCCCGGCGACCGCAAACGGCTTCCGCTATCAATGTACCGTGGCTGGCACCACCGCCACTGTCGAGCCCGCGTGGCCGACCGAGAACGGGAAGACGGTGACGGACGGATCGGTAACCTGGACTGCGCTGGATACCGCGACCACGGCGGCAACGGAACCCGCATGGCCGACGAATTCTGGCGGCCAGGTGGCAGACGGAACCGCGATCACATGGACGGCGGAAACCACCGCCATTGCGGACCTGAACTGTCCGCACACCAAAGCCGTCATCAAGACCGCGTCGCGCATTTTCGCTGCTGGTGCTGACGGGTCCACGGTGCGTTACTGCGCGGCGGCAAAGCCTCGGGATTGGAGCGCCACGAACGACGCCGGCTTCCTGCCCACCGGTCTGCAGTTCAGCGGCGACCGGAACGCCAACGCCCTGGGGCTGTACCAATCGAATCTGGCGGTTTTTGCGCGGGACGGTACGCAGATTTGGGAGGTCCAGAACGTCGATCCGTCGACGATGAAGTTGGTGGATCGGGTCGAGAATGTGGGCACCAGCTATCCGCGGACTGTGCGCAATGTATCCGGGGATCTGTACTTCCTGGCCGACTTCGGCTTCCGATCGATCACCACGCTTCAGTACACGAACAATCTTGCTGATGTCGACGTGGGCAGCCCCATAGATTCGTTGGTGGTACCCGACATCCGGCAGTCCAACGCGGTGCCTAAAGCCTTTTTCCACTACGGAACGGGCCAATACATCTGCGTGATCGGTAGCATCCTGTATGTCTATTCGGTCTCGCGCACGGCCAAGATTGCGGCTTGGTCGCGCTATTACATCCCTTTCCGGGTCGATGCGTTTGCTGAGCTGAACGGCGAGCTTTACTTCCGAAACGGCGACGATATCTACCGGTTTACTGCGGATGCTTATGACGACGCCGGCACGCAGTTCGAAGTGTTGTTGCAGCTTCCCTATATGGATCTCAAGGCGCCCGGGCAGATGAAACGCATCCTGGGTGCGGATGTTGTGATGGAAGGTGAGTGCGAATTCTCCATCGCATTCGACGTGCGCAATCCGGACGCCTACACGCCGCCGGTGCGGATCCGCGGGAATACCCGGCCGGATGGGGTCATCCCGGTGGAGTGCTCCGGTACCGAGTTCTCACTGATCTTCCGCAACCTATCCAGCAAATCCTTCCGCCTGGATGCGGTGACGCTGTATTTCGAGGCGCTCGGCGCGGTGACCTGAGAAGAGCCTATGACCTTCCCATCCCTGACCGTATCGCCAGTACAAAGTCGGCCGCTTGATGCCAAGCTCGTCTGCCCATTGGGCCAGCGACTGCGTGCGCCCTTGCCATGCGACGAGGACGTTCGTGCGGCGATTGTTTCCCTGTTCGATGGCAGTGGACCAACGACAGTTTCCGAGCTCATATGGGCCATTATTGTCGATACGATCAATGGAATGGCGGGGCGAGGGGCGCGGGCCCATATCTGCGAGAAAGGTATCGAACGAAGCCCGCCATCGCGGGCAGACAAAAATCCCGCGCGCGCTGTAGTTGTGCGCATCCTTGGAGCCATGCTTACAGCGCTCCAACATTCCTTGCCATACCTGCCACTCAGACGTGCCGGTCAGGCCGTGTCTCGTCTTTGTCGCGCGGTTGCGTTCAATCAATTGGGTTTTTCGCAAGCACCCGCAGGAGCGCGTGCCCCCCTTTTTGAGATTGGCGCTCCATGCGGTTTTTCGCCCTCCACATTCGCAAATGCAGTCCCACATGGAACCGCCGCGCATAGTGTTGGTGGCAGATCGGCTGATCACGGTGAGCAGGCCGAACTTCTGCCCTACGAGGTCGAGTGCTTTGGTCATGCCGGCACTCTAGATCGAACAGAGCGCCAGTATGGATTTTTGTCGATGGAGATTTCATGAAATTGACGTTTATCCAGGACGCGGCCGAGCTGGAGGCAGAATTCCCCAAGCTGCTGCCGATCTTCGAACGTCTTCCGCCCGTGCCGGAATACCAGCCGCGCCAGTTGCTCGACTTGGCCCGGCGCGGCGCCGCTCACATAGGGCGCATCGAGGGCGACGACGGCGAACTGGTTGGAGCGATGGCCTTCGAATTTATCAACTACCCGGCCGTGCTGGCAGTCAACATCATCGCCCTGGCCGGTGAGCGGTTGGACGAGATCGCAGCCGATTTGTTCGACAAGTTCAGAGTGTTTTGCCGCCTCGCCGGGGCGGACATTGTGGAGGCGCGATGCGGCGAGGCAATGAGCCGGATGCTGCAACGCTATGGCTTTGGAAAGGCGTACAACGTGGTGCGCGCAGATTTGGGAGATTGACATGTCTGGTGGCGGCGGTGGCGGCGACGGTGGCGCCCAAAAGATGGAAGACCAGCGGCAAGCGCGAGTGCAGGCCGCGGTCAACGCGATCAATTCGATTTTCAACGGCTCTCCAACCCTGAAGGGGGTGGGTCAGGCCAATACGTTCAACCAGGGCCAAACGTATTACAACGCGGACGGAAGCGTGTGGGCCGCACCCACCAAGGCCATGAACGCGACGACCGGCGATCGCCTGGACGGATATCTGAACGGCAACCTGAATATCTGGGACGGCAGCAGCGGCGGGTACAACGTACTCGACCAGGACGCCATCAACCAGGCCCTTCGGTCCGGACAGCTCTATACCGGTGTCCAGCGCGTGGCCGGCATGGATCGCAACGCGATGTACGACCAACAGCGCCAGGCCGTGACGGATCTGAACCGCCGCGACGTTGACCGCCAGTTCCTGGACGCCGAGCGCGCAAACCGGTTCGGGCTGGCGCGGTCCGGGCTGATCGGCGGTTCGGCCGACATCGACAGCAACGCAGAACTGCAACGCCGCACGAACGAAGGGCTGATCAAGGCCGCGGGTATCGGAGACCAGGCGGCGGCGGACCTGCAGACCTCGGACGAGCGCAGCCGGCAAAACCTGATTTCCATGGCCCAGTCGGGCATCGACACCGGACAGGCCGCCCAGATGGCGCTGTCGCAGTTGGATGCGAACTCCGCCAATGCCGCGTCGGCGAGGTCGGGCGCGACGGTTGGCAACCTGTTCGGCGACCTGGCGCAGGCCTATCTGTATGGCCAGCAACAGCAGGGTGCACGCGCTGGCGCGGCGCCGTACCAGCAGTGGCAGCCGGGCGTCAGCAGCAACCCGCGGTCGAGCTACGCCGGATCCACCAGCTAAGGAGGTAGACCGATGGATCCGTTCACCATAGCCAGCTTGGTTGCCATGGTCGCCGGGGCGGCCCTGCAGCAGAAAGCAGCATCCGATGCCCGGCGAAACCAACAGCGCTTGATCCAGGAGAATCTGATGCGCCAGCAGGGCCTGCAGCAGCAGGCCGAGCAGGCAGCGCTGGCACGTGCGCAGGATTTCGCGCCGGAAGTACGCCAGGAGAAGCAGCAGGAGCTGGAGCAGCAGGCTACCGAGCAGATGATTCAGCCTGTGGAGCAGTCTGCCCAGGCGATGCAGGACCAGTCCGCGGTGCAGGGCAACGTTTCCCAGGACTACGCGGCGGGTCGTGCGCGGTCGCAGGCTGAACAATTGCGCAACGCCAACGCATTGGCCAGCGTCCTGGGCAAGATCACCGGGGCAGGCCGCTTGCGCACGAACGAGGCCCTGGGTATGGCCGAGACGGGGCAGTTGATTGACCGGCTGAAGAGTTTTTCGCAAGGCAGTGGCAACGCCGCGCAGATCGGCATCAGCCGTGCGGGGCAGCCCAGCGGCGGCACGATGCTCGCAGGCGGACTGCTGCAGGCTGGCGGTTCCGCTGGCCTGATGAGCGGCCTTGGTGGTGCGGCCGGGGCTTCGAACGCTTGGTCTGGTGGCGGGCTCGCTTCGGGCGCGGGCGGAGCCAATGGTATTTCCATGGGCTCAGGAGGTCTAGGGCTGAAAACGGCGTCCAATCCGCTTGGATTTGGGAAATGGCTCTGAGGTGACCTATGAACGATAACTTTGCCACCGGCGCGTTGCCCGGTCTTTCCAACGCCATCCGCGCCTTGGGTTTGGGGGCTAACGTTCGCCAGCAGGCCCAACTGCAATCCGGCCTCATGTCAGCCCAGGCAGCAAAAGCGGGGCAGGATGCCGAGATGTCGGGTCTGAAGCTGGAGAAGCTCCGAGACCCTGGCACGATCTCCACGCTGAACAGCATCATGCCGGGCCTGGGGGACATGTACGCCACGGGCGGGGACGTCAATAACCTGGCCGGCGGCGCCAAGACCCTGCAGCAGGTCGGATTTCGCAAACAGGTGTTGGACAATTTTGGGAATCCTGGGACCGACCGTGACACGATCAATATGCTTACCTCGGCTCTGGAGGGGAAGACCTACGAGCCGTTCAAGAATATTGGCGAAACCGGGTCGGGTTACAACGCCGCGACGGGACAGGGGGTCGTTATCGACCCCGGTATGCGCGCATTGTTCGGCGAGAAGGAAGGCACGACTCCTCTTATGCGAAATCTGGTCGCGGCTGGGCTGCAGCCCGGGACGAAGCCCTATCAGGACGCCATGCTGGCCGGCACCAAAACGGGAACGACGGTGAATGTCGGCGGGGAGAAGGCTTGGGACAACGAAAGTGCCAAGCTCTTCGCAAAGCGGTACGACGATCTCGCCACGCAGGCGCAGGCGGCCCAGCAGATGATGGGGATGTATGACCTCGCAGAGCAGGCGCTGTCATCCGGGGTGCGCACCGGCGTGGGCGGCGAATCGGAACTGAATCTGCGCCGCTTCGCTCAGTCTATCGGCGTTGGCGATGCCGACAAGGTTGCCGGCGGCGAGCTTATCCGAGCGATCCAGAACCGCATGGCGCTTATCATGCGCTCGCCGGACAGTGGCATGGGCATGCCGGGCGCCGTATCGGACCGGGACCTTGTCTTCCTGCGCGACGCACAGATCGGCCTTGACCGCACACCCGAGGGCAACCGCAAGATGCTCGCCGCTTTCCGGGCGCTCGAACAGCGCAAGGTTGATATCTCGCGGCTGGCCGACGACTATATCGCCGAGCATGGGAGGCTGGATTTCGGCTTCAACCGAGCCGTGCGAGACTATGCCGCCGCGAATCCGCTGTTCAATACGCCGCCCGAGCCGCAGCCGGCAGCCGGCGCACCCAGCGGCGCCACCGGCGATGATTTTGCGCATTTGTGGGGTGGGTAATGACGATCGACGAATTGGGCGCCTACGCCAAGGACCAACGCGTCCGCCGCTTCCTGGACGCCATCGGCAGCGCCGAAGGGACCGACACGCACGGCTACAACACCGCGTTCGGTGGCGGCAAGCTGGAATCGCTGGCGGACCACCCGCGCCTACTGCACGACTTCACCCAGACGGACGGTACGCCAAATAAGACCAGCGCGGCCGGCCGGTATCAGTTTTTGGGGAGCACGTGGGATGACATCGCGGGCAAGCTGGGCCTGAAGGATTTCGGGCCCGAAAGCCAGGATATCGCTGCGGTGGAATTGCTTCGTCGCAATGGAGCGCTGCCGGCCATCCTCGCTGACGACTTCGACACGGCGATCCAGAAGTCGGGCAGCACGTGGGCCAGCCTTCCCAGCAGCCCCTATGCGCAACCCAAGCGCTCGCCGGGGTTCATGGCCCAAGCACTGGACAAGGCCGCGTCTGCGATTCTCCCGTCCGCCCAGGCAGCGCCAGCACCCGCCAAGGCTCCGACGCCTTGGAAAGACGTTATCGCCAAGCCGGAATTCCAGGCCCTGACGCCCGAGCAGCAGGCCAAGGCCCAGCAGCAGTACTTCGACCAAGTCGTGGCGCCGCGCGTGCCGGCCGGCAAGATCGACGCGGCCCGCGCGCAGTTCATGGGGCAGTATGGGGCCCCGGCAGCGGCCGCAGCTTCCTCATCCACCGCGGAGCCGGGAGCGCTGGACAATCTGAAGGAGGGCTTCCAGCAAGGCTTTGGCGATATCTTTGCGGGCGAAGGGCAAAATGCGATTCATCAGACGCTTTCCATGGTCAAGGCAATTGCGCCTGAATCCGAAATGGCGAAGAGGCTTGAGCGGCGCGCTGCTGAGGCTGATCAGGAAGCGATCAAACGGGAACAAGACTATCAGACAGCCACCCCCGGCTCAGTCGCCGCTGGTGTCGGGCGCATCGCGGGCGGGGCGGTATTGCCCGGGGCCGCTGGCAGCCGCTTGATTACGGCCGGCGGTCAACTTGCCCGATCAGGCGCGAGCGCGCTCACGAACAATGCAACTGTGCAAGGAATGGCCGCGCTGTTCGGGCGTGCGGCCGGAAGTTCGGCATTGGGCGCGGGCTTAGCCGGTGCCCAGCCTATTACGGAGGCGGGAGACTATGACGCGTTGAAATCTAAGCAACTTGCCACCGGTGGCGCGGTGGGCGCGGTGATCCCTTTCGCTGGGGCTGCTGTAGGAGCAGGGGCCCGCTACGCGGGCAACGTGGCCAGAAGCCTGCTTCAGCCTTTCACGGAAGCAGGGCAGGGAAAAATTGCGCAAAGCGTGATGCGTGAGTTCGCCAGCGATCCGGCCGTGGCTGCAACGAACCTTGGCCGATCCTCTTCCGTACTGCCGGGATCGGCGCCAACTACGGCTGAGGCTGCGGGCGACGTGGGGCTTGCGCAATTGCAGCGAGCGCTTCAGTCCTCGGACCCTACCCGATTCGGAACGGCGCTGGCCGAACAGCAAATGGCCAACAACGCGGCGCGTGTGGCCGCTTTGCAGGGAATCGCCGGAGACGACGCTGCTCGGGCGGCGGCGGTGGCTGCGCGCAGTGCTGCGGTAGAGCCTCTGTATGCCGCCGTTCGTGGACGCACACTTGACGTTGATGGAGCCTTGGAACAGTTGCTGAAGCGGCCGGCCATGCAGTCTGCGGTTGCCAGAGCGCAGCGATTGTCCGCCGAACGAGGGGAGGAGCTTTTCGCTGGCCAGCCTGGTGCAGCTACGCAGCAGATCTCCGGGAATGGTCTGCATACGCTGAAGCAAGCACTGGATGACATGCTCAATGACCGCACGCTGGGGATTGGGGCGAACGAGCAGGCTGCGTTGCGCGCGACGCGCGGGCAGTTCATGAATTGGCTCGAATCACGGATTCCTGAGTACGGGCAGGCCCGCAGTCTCTTTGCCGATCTCAGCAAGCCGATCAACGCTATGGATGTTGGTCAGCGGTTGCTCGATAAATACACGGCGGGGACGGCGGATCTGGCTGGCAACCCGAGATTGATGGCCGATGCCTTCAACAAGGCGCTGCGCAATGAGCGTGCCCTGGTACGGCAGTCGACTGGCTTCGGTGGCGTGGATTCTCTAGCCGATGTGATGAACCCACAGCAACTGCAGACCATCCAGAGCATCGTGCAAGATCTTTCGCGGCAGGCTGCTACACAAAACGTGGCGCGTGCTGCTGGGTCGAACACAATGCAGAACATCGCAACTGATCGGATCTTGCAAGCCCTGCTGCCCGGGAAACTGGGGCAGGTCGCGGGCGACAAGGGAGGTCGGACTGTGTTGGGGCAGGTTGGGCGGCTTGCGTACAGCGGGGCGAACGAGCGGATCCGGGAACGCTTGGCCGAGGCGCTACTCGACCCTGCAGTCGGGCGCGCGGCTTTCCAGGGTAATGGTGGTGGTGTCGCCGCGCAGGCGGCGACGCAGGCGGGCATAAAGGCTCTCTTTCCAGATCTCTTCCCGGCCATCACTACGGGGGGCTTGGGCCTGCCGGCGGCGCGCTAGCCAGCGATAGAAGATGGGGCCGTAGTGAATTTTCCAGGCCGCGATGAGCATGATCGCGAAGCCAATGGCTTGAGCGATCTTTTCCCATAGGGGGAGATCCTTCATCCGTCAACCCCATTGGCATGTTGGTTTGAGTAAGTGGAATTCGGCCGAAATCCAGCAACAATCCAACAAAAAGTGAAGTAGGCAGCCCAGATCGCAGCAATCGGCCCAAACATGAAAAACAAAGCATTCAAGATGCTAGTTGCGGGCGGTTTGGTAGAGGGATCCCATTTGACAGCCGATGGGTCGATTTTTTTGGGCTCGTCAAATTGATCAAAGAAGTTTGGAGTCTCGCCCGGGAGAGGATAGGCCGAAAAGAACTGTGCTCTGGCCGCACCAAGCTTATCGTTTGGTACGTACGGCGCCACGACTTGGTCGAAGTACTGTTGCCGAGCAGTTGTTTGTTGCTGAAGAGTCAATGCTCGGAACTCTGGTTTAACAATGACATCCTTCCAAGGCGTTGGAGGCTTTTGAACAGGCGCCTTGGTGTCTGCGAAGATGTCGGCAAACTTGTCTTCTGAGCCTTGTGCTGCTTGTGCAGTGGCAAGGATCGCCCCAGCCAGTATCAACCAGAGAATGGACACAACTATCAAAATGCGCCGGATACCCCTGCGCCACTGGATGGTCATTTGTCCGTCTCCTTCGTTGTGTGGTCGAAGTGCATCCGCTCTGCCGGCTTCGCGGATTCTTCCGCAGCGCCGGCGTGGACGGCCGCGTTGCGCCGCTCGATTCGCTCGCGCAGTTCCTTGAGGCTACGGTCTCTGGCCTCCATAGCCTGTTTTAGCTGGTCTTCATATTTCTTGGCTTCTTGCTCCAGCCAGCGGTCTGCGTAGCGGTACTCGCTGATGATCTTTCGCCAATCCCATTCGTCGATCCCGAAGTCGTCCAGCCTTAAGTCATGCTCTTCGGCATAGGTCTCGAGTTCGTGAAGGTCATCCTCCATGATCTCCGCGACCTCGGACAGTTTGACGACCAATGTGTGATTCTTGAACTGCTCTTCCGCAAGCTCCGCTTGAAGCCTGGCAGCCAACGCTGCCATGTCGGCAGTGGAGCTGTCGCTGGCCATAGGATCAAACGACGCCTGGAGCCGCTCAACGATTTCGGCGTTGAGGCTCCGGGCGTTTTGCTTGGCAGCCTCTTCCACTTTGGCTTTGAGGGCGGGCTGCATCCTCAGGCCAAACGGGGGAATTGCTGAGATGGGTTTGGGTGACGTGGACATGGCTGCAATTATGTAGTGGTTTCCCTATTGACGATACAACTACAGATATGTAATCATTACAGTTATGTAGTCATCTTTCATGGAGGAACTATGGAACAGGAAGAATGGCGGGGACAGCTCCGCGCCCCTACGGACGTCATGGCATGGATCAGGATTTACGCGAAGGAGCGCTTTACCAGCATGAACGCTATCGCTGTCGAGGCCCTGCGGGAGTACAAGGCGCGTCGGATGGAACAGGAAAAGGAGGTCCGCCATGGATGACCTCATCCAAGTCAAGGGCGATGACCTGTGGACGACATCGGACATCGTGGCGCGGGAATTCGGTCGTCGGCATCACGATGTGATGCGAGCAGTAGACAAACTGGTCGAAAGCCGGGCAATCAATCTGCGTGATTTCACGCAGATTACCTACACCGACAGCAAGAACCGGACGTACCGTGCGTACCAACTGACCGAGCGTGCTTTCCTTATCGCCATGCCGTTCATCGGTGGCGACAAGGCTGAGCAGGGCCAGAAACGTCTTGTCGACGAGTTTCTGCGGATGCGCGCCGAACTGCGCCGCATACTTCTCCAGCGCCAGGACGCCTATTGGCAGCAGAAGCGCCTGGAAGGAAAGGCAACTCGGCTGGCTCTGACAGGCGTTATCCAGGAGTTCGTCAGCTACGCGAAGGCGCAGGGAAGCCAGAACGCCGCCAAGTACTACATGAGCATCACCAAGATGGAGTACGCAGCCCTTGAGCTGGTCAAGCTGGCCTCGGACAAGGCTTTCCGCGATGTTCTAGATGCTGTCCAGCATAGCCAGCTTACCGTGGTGGAAATGGCGTGCCAGGAAGCGTTGACGCAGGGCATGGAAGAGGGGCTGCACTACAAGGATTGCTACCTAAAGGCCAAGGAAGCATGCGAGGAACTGGCGGTGGCCTTGAAAAGGCGCATTCCTAACCGGGGGAACGCCGCTAATCAGCGCCTAGCGAGGGCTGTGGCATGAGCGAACCAGCATACATTGCGCTCTTCGATGAACATGCCGACTTGCTCAATCCCATATTGTCGATGGCAGCCCAATACGAGAAAGAGTCAGGAACGAGTCAAATCACGACATATATGCTGATCTTTTCCTCGATCGCCCACCAGCTTATTTTCATGGGGATGCATGAAATGGTCGAGCAACTGCATGGATTGATCGACATGTTCCAGCGGGATGCGGTGCGCGATTTGACTGCCCAGTGTCATGACATCCCGGTAACTCTCGACGGGCCGGACGCAATCCAATGATCAAGCCCGGACTTGAATCTACCCCCAGCGATTTGTCATCATGTTCTGGACAGACCGAGAAGGAGCCGCCATGTCAACCCTGACCCCCTCGAGCGCTCGTTCTTTAAACGCATTTAATAGAACACCGGAGGCTGCACTGGCATATTTGCATCTGCGTGATCCAAAAGGAAACGCCCCGACGGCTGGCACCGTCGAGGCGTTGAAACTGCAGTCCCAACCCGAAAAGAAAGGGAATACCCGATGAAAGTTAACACAGAGGTCGCGATGCAGCAATCCGCCGTTGTATTGACTCACCCGCAATTTGATCGCGCAAAGGTAGAGCAGGCGCCGCGGCGCGGTCGCTTGCCCAAGGGCGTCGTGGCGATGAGGACGCCGCGGGAGGTGGCGGAGGCGGTGCCGTCGCCGGCGGATCCCATGGATCCCCTGACTGCTGCCTACCGGATGCTGGACATGATGCAGTGCACGCTGGACGTCATGCGGCGGCGGTTGGCTGAGTACGCGGACTCAGGACGTCGGACCGGGTAGGCCGTCGCGAGGCTCGACACCCTCGGCAGCCCCTCTTCGGAGGGGCTTTTTCATGGTCGCGAGGCGGTTCGACCCCGTTTGAGGCCGTTCGGCTTAGAGTTCGGCCAAGCGAACATTAGCGATTGCTAAAGGTTCGCCGTGTATATACAATGGACTTATCGATTACATTGTGATCATGCCCGGGGGAACTGAGTGGGTCTCATCATCTCGCAAGGCGTCCGGGCTAAACTTTCGGCCAAGACCCCTCCCGTGTCCGAAGAGGACATTCTCCAGTGTTTTGCGAACCGTGTCGGTAAGAACCTGCAGGACAAGCGCGCCAAGAACCTTACCGACCCCCTTACTGAATGGTTCATTGCTGAAACGGACTACGGCCGAAAGCTGAAGGTCTGTTACATCCCGTTCCCGGATAAGTTTGTGATTCGCACAGCTTATGATCCTGACCGGGAAGAGATTCGTATATACAGGAAATATGGAGAAAATCATGTCTAAGGCCACACATATCACGGACACCGACGACGCGTGGGAATCCGGTGAACTGGGCCGGGACGAAGAGAGTGTCGTCGCGGTTGACCACAACGAGACCGCTCTTAACGAAGCGCTTGGTTTGCAGCCTATCTCTATCCGTTTGGAAAAGGCTCTGATCGAAGATTTTAAGATGATCGCCTCGATCCATGGGTTGTCGTACCAGCCTTTGATGCGGCAGGCTCTGCGGCGCTTCGCCGACGGCGAGAAGCGTCGTCTGCTGCAAGAGGCTGCGTGCCGCGCTAGGGCGGAGGTTGAGGCAGTTGCAGAGCGGGCGAAGCCGCGTGAGAAGCGCGTCGCGTAAGCACTGAGCCTCAAGCCGTTGAGAACAAGCCGCCTTCGGGCGGCTTTTTCATTGGTTGACGAAAATCCGCCACCGCCCCGTGTGCGCCACAGAATGGCCCCATCGAAACTGTGGGGCCGTTCATGTCCTTCCAACTTTCCCAACGCAGTCTAGACCGCCTGGCCGGCGTGCATCCCGACCTAGTCGAGATTGTGAAGCTGGCCATCCAGCGCACTGCCGTGGATTTCACCGTTGTGGAAGGCCTGCGCACGGTCGCGCAGCAGCGCGAGAACGTGGCCAAGGGCGTCAGCCAGACGATGGCCAGCTACCACTTGCCGCAGGCGGACGGGTTGAGCCATGCCGTCGACCTGGCGCCGCTGGTCGACGGGTCGATTCCCTGGAACAACTGGCAGGCCTTCGCGGATCTGGCCGGCGTGGTCAAGGCCTGCGCCGCCGAACTGGGTGTGCCGGTGGAGTGGGGCGGCGACTGGAAGACGCTAAGGGACGGCCCGCATTTCCAGATCCCGCGTGACTGGAAGGGGCGCGCGTGATCGCCGGCCTGCTGAAGATGCTGACAGGTTGGAAGGGCTACGCCGCAGCCGGCCTGCTGGGCGCGTTGCTGCTGGGGGCCTCCGTGGGCGCGATTGCGTGGTACGGGAACTCCCAGCGCGCCGCCGGCCGGGCCGAGTGCGAGGAAGCCAACCGCGTGGCCAGCCTGGAAGAATTCAAGACGGAGGCTGAGCGGCTGACCGGTCTGTCCGGCGACCTGCAGGCCCGCATCGATCAACTCGCCGCGACGTGGCCGCAGGTCATCGAGAGGTATACCCGTGAAATCGTTCAGCGCCCTTTGCCTGCTGACTGCGTGCGCGACCCTGGCCGGGTGCGCGCAACCAATGACGCCATCGACGCGGCCAACGCTGCCCGTCAACCTCAGCGCGCCGTGCCCACCGATTCCGCACGTTGATTCGGCATCCTGGGACGACTTGGCGCAGGCTCATGCCGCGCTGGCGTTCCAGTACGCGGAGTGCGCCGCCCGGCATCAGGCTGTGGTAGATGCCTGGGCCAAGCCTTAAACCCGTTCCGCCCGATGGGCCAGCCAGAACCAGTGGCTAAACTTACCGCGTCGGGCTTTCTGTTTGCGGTAGAACAGGCGGACTCGGCCGGCGTGCCCAGCATCTATCACAACGTCATAGTCGCGGTCCTCGGCTGTAACGGCCGGCGGCAGGGTTTGGGCGGCCTGGGCCACGTATTGGCCGGGGACCTCGGCGAGAATTCCGTTGTCGTTCATGATGGGAAGATACTGGATGGTTGCACAGTATATTCCCATTGAAATCGGGGTCAGCTTTCGGGCTTTCCCGAGACTGCGGCAGCCTCTGGCCCATGCTCAAGGTAGTAGACGAGAGCGCGGACGATCAGCGCGATCTGCCGCTGCTGCGCGATCGGCAGGGCGGCGAATTCTGCCACGGTGAAATATCGGTCATAGGGCCAGGGTTCCAT